AAGTAATTACAAAGGACAGAGAAGCGTGGAGCTGTTAATGTAGAAGCTAGGGATAAGGTCAAGCAGCTTGAAGATAAGATTAACGCTTTGAAGCCTGATGAGGAAAGAGTGTTACAACAGGCTATTGATAGTCTTGATGAAGCTGAACAGAAACAAGCACAGGAAGTAGCAGCAGCAGCTAACGAATTTCAACAAAGTGAAGCAGCTAAGATATTTAAGGAAACTGATGAACCTACCACTACTCAAAATGAACCTGTTTTCTACCACGGTACTAAATCTAAGTTCGAAAAGTTTTCAGTAGGCGGTCAAGATAATGATGGAATGTTTCGTAAGTATGGACCAGGTGTCTATCTCATGGACGGAAAAAACAAAGGACAAGATGCTAAACAATTTGCAGGCGAAGAAGGTGACATTGTTGAAACCACCATTACAGGAAACATTGCTAACAAAGATGAATACCTTAAAGCAAAAGCTGAAGTAGACGCTGAAAAACCAGAGATAGACGAACCTATCTTTGACGATATTTCGGGCGAGCCTGTCCTCGACGAAGCTGGTAAACCTAAGACACGTAAAACAAAAGAATTTACAGGACTCACAGCCGACAACAAAGCTGTCCAAGACAAACTTAAAGCACAAGGATTTGATGGTTTAAATGTGGATGGCGAGGTCGTAGTCTTTGATCCTAAAAACGTTAATATTAAAAAGCGGACTAAAGCGTCGGAGTTTGGTAAAGAACCCGAAGCACCTAAAAAACCTAAGTTAAATCCTGAAGATGAGATTGAACAGAAACCACAAGAAGAAGTTAGTGTTGAAGCAAAGGAAATTGTAGATGACTTTATGTCTGGAGGTGGTACTCGTGATGTAGACCCTGAGACAGGTAAACTTAAAGATAGTGAAGACGAAGTCAAAGCTAGGTTGTTAACAAGCGATACTGAAAAGCAAAGACTTATTAACGCTGTTACTAGAGCTATAGATGCTGACTTAAAGAATGTTAAAGGTGGACGAGTAGGTAAACTACAATACTTAGCTAAGGTACAACAAGAGTTGAACAGAAGGTTAGGTAAAGAAGCAGGGGATGAATTTGCTCTTGTTATGAAAGCTTCTCAAGTATCTGACAACGCTCAAGTAGCTGATGCTATCGATCAACTAGGAGTACACATGGCAGCTAACGGTGCTATCATGGTACAAGGTTTTGATGATGTATTGAAGTTCTTAGACGGTGCTGACTTAAATAATAAAGAAGTTCTCAATAATGCAATGGTAAGTATTCATAAGTTAATACCTGCTATGATGGGTTGGAAGAAAGCTGGTTCTGCTTCAGGTAGATTGTTACAATCAAGGAAGTACGAGAAAGATATTATTGAGATAAAACAGGAACACTTAAAAGAAAAGTTAGAAGGTAACTTAGTAAGTAATTTAAAAGAAGCTAAAGATTTAAACCCTGAACAACTTGAACAACAAATTAAAACATTTGGAGATATACAAGTAGTTAAGAAACTATTACAAGCTGTTCAACAAGCTGAAGATATTTCTGAAGTTAAAGACATATTAATTAAACAACAAGAAGCTTTTCAAAGTAAATCAGCTAAAGCAGTGGCTAAGAAACTGTTAAACTCTCCTTATGAACCAGGTGAAGGGGGAAGTATTTACACTAAAGTTAGAGATATTTTTTCTGATGCAGCTTACTCTAGTATGTTAAGCAGTCCAGTTACACACGCTAAAGTTGCTATATCTAATAAGCTTATGTCTGGTTATAATGTAGTAGCAGGAGCTGTAGGGGCTAAGTATATGGCTACTGTACCTTGGTCAAGGAATGGATTAACAAGACAACAGTTTGAAGAAGCAGGAACTTTTTGGACTAAAGTAGCAAGTTCATATGGTAATTACTCAGAGATAGCTAATAAAGAAGCTTTAAGAGTTTTAAAAACAGGAGATGCAGATTTACAATCACACTTTGAAAGAATAGGTGAGTCAGCTCTTTCTATGGAGCGTACTGGTCTTACAGGTGCTTTTGGTCAAACAGTAGAGAATGTAGGTAGGTTTGTTGATATTCCTGGTAAAGCAATGGCAGCAGTAGATGTGCGTACAAGACTTAACATTGCACATTCTATGACTAGAGCTAAAGCTGAAATGGATTACATAGCAGCTAAAAAAGCAGGTGAGGATGTTGGTACTTTACAAGATTACTATGACAAGTTCGTAGCTAAAGTATTCAATGAGTCTAAAACAAAGATGCTCAACGAAGACCAAGTAAGAAGAAAAGCAGTCTTAATGGCAGAGCAAGAAGGTGTTAAAGCTGAAGACCTTGCGTCTTACATCGATAACTTTGTTAAAGATAATTGGAATAAAGACACAAGTGAATTCGTTGCTTTTGTTAACAGGAACTTAAAGGAAGTTACTTTTACTGAGGAGATAGGTGAGTTTGCTGAATCTGGTTGGAAACAAAGAGCAAAGGAAGGAGCACCGATATTGGGCGATCCTAATGTAATAGAAAGAGGAAGCAGACATATAGAGTCTTTCTTAAAGACATACCCATTCCTTCATGTTGTTTTAAATCCTTTCATGCGTACTGGTCGTAATATAACTAGAGGAGCTATGGCTTCTACTAGTTCTCTTGTTTCAATCGCTGATTTAGCCACTAAAACTAAAATACCAGGAACGCAAAAAGCATACGAAGTAGCACAAAGGTTGTGGAGTAAGACAGCTAAAGATTTAGCAAGTGATGATCCTATCATAGTAGCTAGAGCAAAAGGACAACAGATTGTAGGTGCTGGTGTTATATTAGCAGCTATAGGATTATCTGAAGGAGTAGAAGATGTATTTGAATTTGTAGGTACAGAAAGCCAAGATTGGAAAAAGAAAAAGAATATCAGAGCTGCTACAGGAATGCCTGAATATACTTTGAGGGTAGGTAAAGAAGGAGAAAAGGTGGCTATTAGTCTAGCTGCTTTAGAACCTTTAAACACCATCCTAAGTATTACAGCTGATATGAAGACTCTTAACAACGGAACTGTTGCACAAAGAGAAGAAGCTAGAGGTTTAATGGAAGCAGCTGCTTTAGCGATTACAAATAACATAGCAAACAAGTCTTACTATAAAAACTTAGGAGATGCTATTAAACTTGTAACACAAGCTACAGATAGTAAAGAAGCAACTAGAAGGGAGTCTTTTAAGTTGTTAAAGAGTCTAGGAAGCACTTTTGTTCCTTCCGCTGCTAATACATTAAACTATATGTCTGATGATGTTATCCGTGAAAACAATACATTATTACAAGTCATAGCAAGAAGAATGAATGGTCTTTCTAAGCTTGTACCTCCGATGCGTGATATATTTGGAGATGTACAGACAAGAGGATTTAAGCAAAGGAAAGTAGGAGGTTTAGCTTTATTATCTCCTTTTGGTGTGTTTACTCAGAAAGGTTCTGTAGATGAGTATGTAGAAATTGACGCTGAGACTGGATTTAGAACTCTTAACATTCCTAAGATAACAAAAGCAAGTGTAAGAAAAGAAATTGCTAAAGACGGTAGAACAAAAATAACACCTGAAGTTTTAGAAGAAGCGTATCAAGCTAAGATAAGTGAAGCTGCTGCTGCTGTTATAGTAGAACTAGGAGGTACTCACCACTTTAACGGAGGTACTTCTAAATGGGAAAAGATGGACTTAGAAGAAATCATACATCCTGAGACACAACAAAACGCTTTTGATAGATGGCAAGAGTTAACCACTCAAGTTAAACTACACCCAATAACCAATAACCCTTCTAAAACAGGTAAAACCTTAAAGGAAATGATTGTGTACGATGCTAGTCAAAAAGATTTTAAAATAAGAACAGCACCTAAAGGATCGTTACCTGAAAGATACAAAGAAGAGGATACTAGACCTGCTGACATTAGCAAAATCTTTGGAGATTTTAGGGATGAAGCATTAAAACAGTTAAAAAAAGAATATCCGATCCTTGTGGAAGATGTAGAAGCTAGGAAAGATAAAGCGTTAGGACCGTTAAGTTTACCTCTCGATTTAGAAGATGAAACTTTAGAGGAAAGACGAAAATTAGAAAAGGCTTTACCTGGTACTGAGTTTCCTTTGGAGAGTTATAAGAAGACACAGCGTCCTTCTTTATTAGAAGAAAGATTACTACCTTTCAGGAACTAGCTTGAACTTTATCACAAACAAATTAATAATAGATTACCATGAGTATTCAAACATTCGCAGATCACACAGGGGACAATTCAACTACCTCTTTTGCTTTTACATTTCCTTATCTTGATGACTCTCATGTTGTAGTACAAGTAGATCAAGCTAGTGTATCAGGTGGTGCTTTTGATACTAAGACATTGACCGATGATTACACCATACAAACTTCTCCTACCAGTGCTATTATATTTAACAGTGCTCCAGCGACAGGTGACAGGATAAGAATTAAAAGAGACAGTGCATCTAACACCGCCTTAGTAGACTTTGAGAACGGT